GTCTATATTCTGGATGGCCAGGAGTTTCTCGTGTATACCAATTACAAGTCACAACTGAAGGCGTACTCTAAGAAACTCTTTGACCCTTTTTGCCGTCGGGAACGAATCCTGTTTCAGATTCCTGGTGAGGAGCCGTTCTTGACAACGGTCGGCAAACTGAACTTCTTCCGTTGGGCCATTGAGAAGAATGTTTTAACTTATCTAAGCCTTCATGCTCCGACGATTGAGGCTGATATGAACAAGGCTATGAAGGAGCAGAATAAGGTGCGTAATTCAACGGCAAACTCTACAGATTCAACTGTGACTACAGTTACCACGGCCACTACATCCACCACTTCATCCGCACGCTCAACTCGCCGCCGGCAGACGGAGAAGGAGCCGCCGGCGGCAAAGCAGATGCAGAAGCATCTTATGGCGATTGAATTGAGATTTGACTAGCCGCAGGCGTAGACTAGCCATTATACTTTCGATATGTCTTCTCCATTGTATTTAGACGAGGTCGGAGGTCTTCATATGAGTTAAGAGTATCAAGTGAGTTTTTCGCAACATAATCCGGTTCAACATATCGCGTAGTGTAGGTGCGATTTAAAAGACGTTTTGACTCCATAAGCCCTCTATCCACCTTCTCTTCATAGACAGTGGCACGAAGTTCACGTGCTACATTAAATGGGTCCGTTACAACATCAAACCGATCAAAATACGGATTTTGACCGAGTTGATCACTCTGACCATTGCCTGCGACATATTGCTGATTCTGTAGATAGTTCCTGTCAGTTGTGCGTGTATTGATTGGATTCATATCCATAAAATAGCGCCCGCCACGAGGATCAGGACGGTCATTTTGAAGCTGTGGTCCATCTGTTTGCCATTGCTCTACATGAAGACTGTTAATCTGGTCAAGTGCGCTTACTTCACGACGACTTCGGAGACTCATTTGTGGTAATGGAATTATAGGCATACGCAATTGGGCTGGCGTAAGTTCAAGTGTCTCCATCTTAAGACTCTTTACTACTACATCTAGATGTTTGTTGTCCCCTTTTATACGAAATCACAATTACCAAGCCTTATTAAATGGTCACTTCTACCAATAACACTTTTCTTAGATAATCGTGGAAAACAGATTTGTGAAACAGAATCTCCTGACCAGTGGCTGGCCGAAAATGGTTTTGCCGTGAAGTCAAAATGGCGTGAAGGAAAAATTCTCTATGTAGAGGTTGAGCTTAACGCAATGGACCTTAAAAACTTCTACAGTTTTGAGGAGGTGACACGCACGCAGCAGAAGGGCACGGAGGAGTGTTGGCGGACTTTTTATCTTCTGAAGGCCGGTCAGGGTGAAACTCCGTCAAGTGTAAATCAGTGGAATGACTGTATCGATGAAGTCTTTGTAGAACCACTTGCTACCATTCAAAAACGGTGTGTGCCTTAAGGGGAGACGCATAATACTATTAGAATGAATTCGAATCGCTCGAAAACCCAGAAGCGCTCAGGCGCAACAGATTTGAGTGGCTCGACTTTTGCCGCAAATCTACATGCGAGCACGAATACATTCGTGAATTTTTTGAACCAGGAGGCGGATGATGCCTACAAGCGTCCGTGGCATCGTCTCGAGCGCGGACTTCGTCTTAATCGCCTACGAAAGTTCGTGGATGAGGAGGCAGTGCGCTTGACACTAACTGGTCCTGAGAAGACTGCTCTAGATGCGCAGATTATGAAGGCGAATGAAAAGAAACTCTTGAATAGCAAGAATGCTGTTATTTATGATATGGATGAACAGAAGATTAAGGAGATTAAGGGACTTGTTATGCATCGCGGCGCAGACGGAAAAGTTATGTTCCAGGTGCTTGAAAAGCGTAATGCTGTCACCTTTCGTAGGAAGACTTCTACCGTGGGCACAGAAACCAAGGAGGAGGCGGCGGTCTAAGCATAGCCAGCCTATAAATTTTAACGAGGACTACGCTCAAACAATGGAACAGTATGCTACCATGTTTGAATGTACAGGACAGTTTCTGAATGCAATCGAAGAGGTTCAACCTCCTCCATTGCATCCCACGCTTGGAGATACATGGTGGACCAGCATGGAGCGAGAACTTGCGACACTTATGAAGGAGAGTGAAGTGAGTGCTACATTCACCGAACAGACCTACGAAGTGTTTGATTGTTTTAAAATTGGGTATAAATGTCTTTCAAATGCCCTAGTAAAGATTGAATTTGATAGATTGGCACGCATTCAAGAATTACAGGCGAAACCACAGAGTGTGCAGCGTTCAGATGAGTGGTATCGTGAAGCAGCGGAACTTCTAACGGCAAGTGAACTCTACAATCTATTCGGTTCTCCCAGAGCTCGTGGTCAACTTGTTTTGTCTAAAGTGCCTCGCGAGGCGGCCACGCCAGGAGCTGCGCCGAAGAAATCCTGTATGACCGCGGAAATGACACCCTTTGACTGGGGTACTCGATTTGAACCAGTGGCTAAGCAGATTCTGGAGAGTCTATGGGGTGCAACTATTGTGGACCTTGGTCGTCTCAGACATCCTACAATTGCATCACTGGCGGCATCGCCCGATGGTCTTATTACTACGACTGACGCAAAACATCAGTCCCTCCTTGGAAATCTAGTGGAAATTAAGTGTCCCTCTTCACGAATTGTCGGTGGTGGTGTTCCACCAAATTATTGGTATCAGATGCAACTTCAGATGGAGGTTGCGGATGTTCCTGTTTGTCAATATTGTGAATTTACTATCAAGTCGGCAACGGCACGTGGACCTATGGAGGAGGCTCCACTCAATGCAACAGAGGGCCTACTATTTCTTCTACAGAATCATGATACACTTGATACAAAGTATGTCTATGGTCCGATTGGTGATATGAAATGGAACCCTACGCCTGAGGCACCGTGGCATGTTTTAGAGCGTATTCCGTGGTTTCTAGAGAAGTCGTGGATTCATCCTGTATATCGTGATACAGCATGGTTCCAATCAATTATACCTCTACTTGATGAATTCTGGCGCGATGTTGAGAAGGCGAGGCGAGGCGAGTTTGCCGCACCCGAATCTTCGGTAAAGCGTAAGTCAACGGTATGTGCGATAAGCGATTAAACTTATCTATAAGGAATATAAAATAACGGCGCAGGTAGAGTATTTAGTAAATAGTCTTTGTATTTATATGCGACTTTATGAAAAATTCGTCCAAGTAGCTCACTCCATTCAATCGGATAGTTTGGATTTGAAAGATAATTAAAATAGAATGATTTTTCTTTACAATCTTGAGGAAATTTAGCAGGATTATTTTTAAGTTCCACTAAGTTTTTATCTAAGACTGCGATCATCTCATTGTACCACTCCGTTGTTAAATCAGTTTGTGGTTTACAAATAAAAGCGCAAACACCAATTAATTCCCTCCACTTATTGCCCACAGGATTGTACGCAACACCCCCCTCTATTTCAGGATATCCGCATATCCATTGCCTACTTTGATTTAAATCTTCAAATGCCTTCTTCCAACTTCCTGATGTATTTTTAATATCTGTATATCCACCGCCGTAGAAATGCATAAAATAAGTTCGTAAGTAGTCAGCTTTGTGCGTTTCAGAAAGATATTCATAGGCTGGATGTAACGGGTGATTTGGTAGTATATATTTGTGTAATTCTCTTTTTGTAATTAATTGTACAGTACATTCAGTAGTATTTATTAAGTCTTCCAAACAATCTTTTCGATTTGAGGTAAATTCATTATCACCCGTCCAAAAACAATAAATTACATTCATGGTATAATTTATTGATTTTGTTTATTTAAATAATAATTTTAAAGCATGCTCGGTTTGTAGAAGTTATTGACAAGTTCATGGGTCGGGGCCGAGCATGAATCGGGATTTTTACGGCGATAATTATTCGTCAACTGACTGTAATTTCCAGTAAGTTGTATCCGATTCGCAAAATCACTCTCGTAGCATGCCTGCGCATTGAATGCTGTATTCGGCTGGTCATCGACAGCCGCATCCTCTAGGACGCCTTGAAGTAAGTGATACGGAACACGCGGATTCAGCATTGAATCGGCAGGCCCAGTTACATAGGGAATCGGCGTATTTCCTACAGGGGCAGGGGTCATATTCTGGAATCCACTGGTCGCAGTAGGCTTTGTCAGAATATATAGGAACAGAACTGTAACTAGAAAAAATAAGAAAATGACGGTCTTTTTCATTCTCTCCTCTACTAAGGCGTCGCATACTTGAGTGTATAGGCACGAGCCTTCTCATCAAACTCCTGCCGATTCGTCTTGTAAATATGAGCAATTTCAGGCACTAGAGGGTCATTAGGATTAGCATCTGTGAGTAGACTGAGAATACTCAATAAGACCTTACTTACTGTAAGCGCGGGCGACCATTGATTCTTCAGGATGTCAAGACAGATACCACCCGCAGAATTAATATTGGGATGATAAATCTTCGTAACAAAGGTTACAACCGGAGGTTTGAAGGGATAATCTACAGGAAATTGAATCTGAACTTTGAAATAACCTCCGGCATATGGACTATCAGCCGGACCAAAGATAGCGCCACTCCACTTGAAGAGGTCATCTCCTGTAGGTCCAGCACTGCAATTCGATGGCGGATCCTTAGTGAGATCCTCAATTTCCTTCTTGATGCGACGGAGGGCCATGGCTGTATGTAGTTTCGGTTATCGATTTAATGCGCATCAAATTTTTCAGTGCTTTAGTAGAAACCATGAACTTCCTGAACCTTCTTGCCGAATTCCTCGGAACCTTCCTCCTCTTAATAAGTATCCTCGCCACGGGCAATGCGCTGGTCATTGGTCTGACGCTCGCCCTCATCATCTTCTGTATCGGCGCCCTGAGTGGTGGCCATGTAAATCCTGCGGTCTCCCTTGCCATGTTTGTGAATGGCGCGCTCTCCGCGAGCGACCTGGCGGGCTACGTTGTCTCTCAGGCTCTGGG